TGAATCTGCAGTAAATACAGCAAACTCTGCATTGGGTTCAGTAGCAAATTCTATAAGTGGCGTGACGGGTTCTATAGGAAGTGTTGGAACTCTATTGTCTGGAGGAAGCACACTATCAGAATTTATGGATTCATTTAATGCTGGATTGGCTCAAGCTGCAAATAGCGTCAATATTACTGCCGAAACTAGCAGTTTTAATGCTCAAGTTGCCAAGGCTTTGGCACGCAATCCAAAATGGTCAACAGAGACTGTCACAGAATTTAAAACTAAAACGAATATTATAAAATCAGTAATTTCAAATTACAAAAATGACATCTTAAATAATCCGCTGTTTGCTAAAGCAACTGAAACTAATGCTACCGCAGATGGAACAGTTGCGATTTCTTCTGTTTCTACTGGAACCGATAGCAGTTCTGCAAGTTTAGCAAGTCTTAAAAATGAGACAGAAAAAACTCAATTTAATAGAATGAAAAATCTAGTATTGGCATCGACATTAAATAGTTACAAACCTAGCGATGGAGATAGATATGGAATCACGAGCGGTTCTGCTGATGAATGGGCGCTATTCTTTACTAAATTAGGAGTTAAAGAGTCAGGCCTCAGAAATAGTGTAGTTGGAGATGTTGGTAAGTTTGCTGGTAATTCTAATGGTCTTTATCAACTATCTCCACTAGACTATTCAAACTATGCAACTCATATGAGAGCCGCTGGAATCGATAATGGCACAACTTTAAATGGAAAACCAGCGTTTTCTATGTCACAATTACAAGACCCAGACATAAATTCAAAGGCCGCACTAGTTATCGCAGAAAGATTAATAAAATCTAGCGATGCGATTGGTAGCAATGCATCAACTGGTATGGCTAAATATTGGGGTCCACTGAGAAGAGGTTGGACGCCAAGCAACATGGCATAATTTTACTATTTATTTTTATATAAATAGTTTAGTGAGTACGATTTTATCAGACTATAATGAAACTAGATCTTCTAATATATCTAGAACTGATTTATATACAGATATACCAAATAATTTTGCAGTTCATCCAGTAATAAAGGATATATTTCCAATTAAGGATCTAGATAGCGTAAAACAATCACTTAAAAATTTAATATTGGGTACAGCCAATAGTCGTTTATTTCAGCCAGAAATTAATTCTGGCATTTATGAATTATTATTTGAAAACGTTGATTCGTTTACTGCATATGAATTGCAAGTGAAAATAAGCAACGTGATTAAAAAATATGAACCCCGTATTGATGTGTTTGAAGTATCTGTATCTGATAATTCTGACGAGAATTCATATAGAATAAATATAAAATTTAATGTATCTTATGATAAAACTGAAGAAATAATATTTTACCTAAATAGAATACGATAAAAAATGCCTATTCCAGTACAATCAATAAATGTTAGTGAATTAGACTTTGCTAACATAAAGAAAAATTTAATAGATTATTTTAAGACATCTGATACTCCATTTAAGGATTGGGACTATGCTGGCTCAAATTTAAATGTCTTGATCGATGTGCTCGCACACAACACTCATTATAACGCGATGTTAGCACATCTAGCGATAAATGAAACTTTTATTGATAGCGCCCAATTGAGGCAAAATGTAGTATCTTCTGCGAAACTTATCGGTTATACTCCACGTAGCGCTGTCGCGGCAACCGCTAAGGTTGACGTTGAAGTACAACTACTAAACCCAACTAGTGAAAAATATACGATTCCAAGAGGATCTGCATTTAGTGGAAATGTATTAAGCAATGAAACAGGTAAAAATTATGATTTTACTAATCTTTCTGACATAGTTTGTATTAAACAACCACAAACAAATTCGTATATTGCAAGAGATGTCGTATTACATCAGGGATATATTGAAACAGTTAGCATGCAAATTAATAATTTGCGTGATAGAAATGAATATGTTATTGATAATACAAATATCGATACCAAAACATTGAGTGTTTCAGTCTATCCAGAAGGAATGACTGAATTGATGGAAGTTTATAGCGAATTTGATAATGTTAACGGCATCAATGAAGAATCACGAATATATTTTTTACATGAAAATTATAATGGAAATTATGTAATTTCATTTGGAAATAATGTTTTTGGTAAAAGACCTGATAATTTAAATATTTTGGAATTATCTTATGTCGTTTCAAACGGTGCAAGTGGCAACAAAATTAATCTATTTACATATTCAGACTTTTTAGATACATCAAGAGTAAGTTTATTTCAAGTAACTACAACACAAGTATCTTATAGAGGTGCAAATAGAGAAGATATTAGTAGTATCAAATATAATGCTCCATTACAGTATATTTCTCAAGATAGAGCAGTTACAGCAGACGACTATCGTACTTTAATATATGCGCATTATTCAAATGCTAAGTCTATATCAGTATGGGGAGGCGAAGATAATGATCCACCACAATATGGAAAAGTTTTTATTTGCATCAAGAAAAATTCTGATGAGGATGATGACTATTTAAGTTTACAGGAAAAGACAGATTTATTGACATATCTAAAATCAAAAAAGGTTTTATCTATTATGCCTGAAATAGTTGATCCTGAACATATTGATATTGTGCTTGATGTGTTGTTTAAATATAATCCAAATTTAACAAATTTGGCAACAACCCAGGTAGAAAAACTAGTAAATGATCAAATAGCACTATTCAATGAACAAAATTTACAAATGTTTGATGGAGTGTTTAGACATTCATTATTATCTAGAATTGTAGACACGTCTTCTCCAGCAATCTTGAATTCATTGATTCGTGTATATCTATCAAAAACATTTGTCCTTGATCCCGATAATCCAAAAGAAATTTATCTAAAATATGGCGCAAGACTGCAACCCGATGATGGAAAAGTTGTTATTTCATCAACTGGATTTATATTAAATGGAGTTTTACATTATTTTGGAGACACTGAAAATATATCAGATTCGAATTTACGAGATGTAAATCTATTTTATTATGATGTAACTAATGGAGAAAAAATCATAGTTGATAATAATGTTGGAACAATAAATCTTAATGAAGGAACAGTAAGATTACTTCCAATTATAGTAGATAACACAAGACAAACCATATCTCTTGACTTGATTCCAACATCAAATGATATAGTTGCTAGAAGAAATCAACTTATAAGAATTGATACAAACAGAATTAATGTATTTGGAGAAATAGACTCTATATCTGTTGCTGGATCAGATCGTTCGATAGACTATAAAACGTTTAGTAGAGATAGATAATATGTCAATAAGTGCTGCAAATTCTAGAAGTAGTAGACATAACGAAGCTATAAAAACCTCGGGATTGTTTCCCGAGTCTATGCAAGATACTGCAGAAAATTTAATATATTTCATTGAAAAATATTATGAATATCTAAATACAGCAGGTCTGCCATCGTATCAAATAGAAAATATAACAAGCGAAAAGGATATTGATTTTGCTTCAAAGGAATATTTGACTGAAATACAAAGCTTAATTGCTAGAAATATACCAAACTCTGAAGTAGTTGATAAAGTTACACTGTACAAAATAATATTTAAATATTATCATACGCGCGGTTCAGAAGACAGTATCAATTCATTTTTTAAAATATTTTTCAATGAAACTGTACGAATATTTTATCCAAAAGATTTTTTATTCGATTTATCTGGAGGAAGCGGTGAGTGGGGAGAATTTAATCCTTTAACTTTAACTCAAGTTTCAACAAATCCAAATAAAAAATATATACAAGTAATATCTTCGATGGATATTGCTCCTCCTAAACCCAATAATAGAAATCATAATACAAAAAGACCAATTCTTACTCACGTAAGAAATGATATATGGTCATTAGACGGTGAAGAAGATTATGGAGCGAACGTGCCGCATATAATTAAGGTTGCTTGGCCAAATGAAAATTCTACAACATTTAGATGGAGATTTCAGTATAAAGATACCTTTGCATACAGCCTATCTGACACAACTTGGCCGGATGAAGCTAGTTGGACACAACTAGTCAGAGAAATTGTTTATGTTGAACCAGAGACAGAAGAAAGAAATGTAGAATACAGTAAAGCTGGAGATGAAACGAAGGATATAGAATATCATAATGATTTTGCAATTCGTGCAATTCCGTGGCCAGGACTTGATCTAAATGAATTAGTTTTATCTCTAGAATCTTCTGATGAACTTATAATTTATAAATTAATTCAACTAAATCCTGCAATATGGACCCAAACAACAGTTGAAGGAGAATACTGGAACTATACAAATAACAAATCATTTTTATCACATAACTATAAATTACAAGACAGCTATTATTGGCAAAATTATTCATATGAAATATATTCTGGATTGTCTCGTGACGTATGGGAAAATCCATATCTAAAATTTGTTCATCCTGCAGGTTTAAAACTATTTAAATCTCTCGTACTTGAAATTTTTAATACAAATAGATGGAATGAAGAAATAGATTATTATGGAGCAGAAATTCCAGAAGGAGACTATTCTTGGCTAAATGCATATCGTGCTCCAAACCCAGGTTATCATTCTCCTAGATTTCAACCTGGATGGATAGATAGCGGAGAACGAATACTAACGTTTATTCTTTCTGCTTTAAAGCAAAAATATGTGTATGTTAATGGAGGATCTATTATAGTCACCAATCAATATATCAATGATTATGGCGGATATCCGATTGAAGTTTCTGCGCCTAGACATGGGTTCAACCTCAATGATCGAATAAAAATATTAAATACAACAAATGACAAAATAGCAGGAACTCATACGATCGTAGAGTTAACTAGAAATTCATTTAAATTTGTAATACCAACAACTACGACATCAGTTAATGCTGATCCAAATATTTTAATAGTCGTAAATAATAATGCTGCACCTGATGGTTATAGAAGCTATGAAAATCTGGTCTGTAATATTCTTCTGGAACTGTTCTGCAAAAATTCAGTTTCTCGTGATGAAACTATACATAAAACATATCAAGACTGGTTTAAATTTGTAGACTCAAATGAACTTATAAGTGGCTATCTTGATAAAACAATTGATAATGCGATTGAACCGTATAAAAAATTCAATGAAATCGAATTTAATAATATATCTAGCTATAATAAATTAATAAATCCTAAATTTAGT